GCGTGCTGAGACCACGCTTGAATCACTGGACCACTGTGAAGTTAACGCCCTCACGAAGGCGTACATGCATGGAGGAAATTATTCTCCCACGTCGTACCAATAAAGGTACGCATCTCTGGACATGGACAGCGGACAACCAAATCGAATCGCCAACCGCTCCCAGATCCAATAGTACTCCGTATGCACATACATACGGGCCATGGAATCAAGATACTGAGGCAATATCTCATCAGTCGTATACTGCAACCTCTTAACATGCTTAAACATGTAAAGAGGATGAGGGCCGTCCCGCGTGAACTCATGTCCCACAAACTCCAGTCCCTCTGAAGCCGTCTTGACTACGACTCCATACCTCCTGTAAGCCTCCAAATCAGTCGTCTGGCTCTGGCACTGCAAGGTGTCATCACCGACGGCCCGAGGAAGAGGATAAACAGGCATCTCAGACGAATCGCAGGCCACAATATGTATCATAACCTGCATGTGGGAATTGGATGAAATAGTGTTCACACATCCAGATTTCATGATCCCGGGTATGGTCTGCAACCAAACAGAACCATCAGACAGGATCAACCGCGGACGAACAAACATCTCATCATACACGTACCTAGCCAACCTGTGCCACTCCGCAATTCTATCTCCATAACCCATTCTACGCCGAAATTCGAGGTCCAGATCCAACGCCCAGGAAGGTGCTGTCCAATCCCAGGCTGACTTATCAAGCCCAGAATCATAACCCTGCTCAATCCAGGATTTCCTGAAGAGCTTCCAGCCACCGTTGACTAGCACTAAGCCCTGCTGACTCGGTATCTCATAAGCCTTCTCTATCTCCAGGTCATTCATATAATCAAACAGCATGTGCCACGCCATCTGAACTGGCAGGCTACAAGCCATTATCAACCGCCATCGCCCTTCATCGGCTTTAACCGATTTATGGGGCTCAGACTTAATGAAAACCCTAATAAACTGCTCAAAAGAACCGTCAAATACACGCTGGACATCGTACCATAACCTGTCAAGCCGGATCGGATCACAACACACACCATTCCAA